TTAGATACTTGCCACTAAGATCTCCTTTACCTAATTTTTGATACTTCACTCCTGATTCAGAGGAGTCTGTATCCACTGGAAGTCTAACCTCAATTATCTTTCCAACTCTAAGACTAGGATTAAATGATACCTTGATTTTTAGTGCTTGAGAGAACAAAAGGTTATTTCTAGCATAGGATTGATTTTGTATTTTGGCAAGCTCTTCTTTTGGTTGTTCGTCCTCTCTTTTTGATCCTTTTTGCATCACGCCAGGATCATCAAATCTCAACATTTTTCTAGATGTACTATCTGTCAAATTATCTGGTAACTTAGGAGGATTTTTTAAATCTTTTAAGTTATCTATTTTAAAATCATCAACAGATTTAGTTTGTGATATAAGATCTATGTACGTTGTATCATTATTATATGTTCCTGATCTCATATTCAAAAAGACATCATTAGTTTGAACCATTACTGCATCAAGAATCGCAAAACGACTCGAAGTAGATGCTTGTGACATTTCAAAAGGTTGATCTGTGAATGGTTCTTGTTTTAAAAGACTCTCGATTGACTTAAATTTATATCCATCATAGTCTTCAAAAAATAAAAATCCAAATTGATTCTCTGATTTAGCCTTTGGTTGTAACCACTGAATTGTATCTATCGATCTTTTCAAATTTCCACAAAATGTGTATGAATTAGTAGCTTGATCAACTTCAATATCCTTAGTTGTTTCAATACCTTTTGGTTCCTCTTCCATAATTTTTTTAACAATTTCAGTTATATTTCCTGTAAATCTTCGATTTAATCTGGCAACCTCATTTTTTAAAAAATCTTTTGACACACACTCAAGAGTTGATTTTGATTCTTTAAAATCCATCGTGACATTTTTTACAGAATTAACAACTAATCCATGTTTATCCTTTTTAATTTTAAAATCATCAATATCTGGATCAAACATCTTTATTGAAATTTCTATCGATTGTCCACCATATATTTCTTCACGACTAACAAAACCACTAACATCTGTAGTTTCAATGGTAACATTGACTGATGGACTAAAAAGACTCTCGTAATATGAAATGTTTGGATTACCAGCAAGTAATCCAAATTCACTTGATGAGTCACCATCAAGTTTTTTAAAAACGCTACATTGAGTTATTAAGTAAGATTTATTCATTATGATATCATCGATGCTAATTTACTAATTTTTCTATTTGATGAAATAAAAATTGGAACTGGCTGCATTTGTTTTTTAACAATTGTTTTCGTTACAACTTGAGTATCTTTCTGAATTATTGGTTGCACAACCGTTCTCATTTTTGACATTGATGGTAAAGAGAGATTAATATTTTTATTAGATATAACAGTTCCAGAAACATCAGGCACAAAAATTTCTGCTCCCTTTTCACCAACAATCGATGGTTTTCCAACTGGAGGTCTACCACCTTCAGAAAATCCCTTCATGTTTTTATTATTTAAAAAAGATGATAAAAAATTGTTTTCATTGTCATCTGGCATATTTGAAACAGTAAACGCAGCTCCTTCTTTAAATCCCTGTTTAAATCCCTGTAAATATCCTACGGAGAAATAAGCAAAAACATCTGTTTGCGGATCTTTTTGAGGAACAACATTTTGAGCATTTATTTTATTAAGTTTTTCATTTATAACTTTCTCTCTTTCATCAGATCTGCGTGATAAAAGAATAGACTTTTTTAAAAGTCTTGAGTTTTTAGATCCCTCTGATAGTAAAAATTGTTGAATTGAAATAGACATTTAACTTACCAATATGTTTAAATTTTCAATACTATTAAATTCAGCAATACTAATTGATTGTATTGGAGATTTCGTAGATTCTACAGAATCAGAACTGACCTTAACATCTCCTCTAGATCCACCATCACTTATAGTTTGATTTGTACCTTGAACTATTTGTGGTGGTAATATGATATTAGAAGCCTGTAAATCAATAGGAGCAATTCTATCATGTAACGGATCTTGTTTTGGATCAATTAAAAATTGATTATCAGTGCTGCCACCTCTATAAAATGTATTTGGAATAATTCCCTTTTCATTAGCTATAATATTATTGTATGGATTATCGTCACTATTAACCATTAAAACTGTTTCGGGACTACCTCTAAACTCTAGAGCTCTGTTTACATTCTTAGCAGAGTCTGCAATATAGTTCGAGTTGTGCATATCCTTCAAAATCTGTGCGATATGACTCTCTGGACGACCAGACCACTTAGCAGCAGATTCTAAATTATTAATTTTTCTAAATTCACTTATATTTCTTGTAAAAACTCCTTCAAACTGGCCAGGAGCAGCCAAAACTTCAATACGATTATTAGGGTATCGATCAGATTCAACTCGATTCTGTATCACCTGTTGAATATCGGTTGCAGATAATCCTGTTCCACCCTCTGTTGCAATCGCAGCTGCAACAGCATAATCCTCAGATGTATATGAAATATCTTTGTTATCTTGAGAATTTGTTTGTGGAATATCTTTTTTATTTCCAAAATTATTAAACATCTTTTTTCTCATATTTTCTAAAAAACTCAAAAGTCCACTGATTGAGGTAAAACCACTTTGTTTCATGCGTTTGGTCTCAGACTTAGACGCAACTGTTTCACCCTTTGTCAGTAAAGTAGGCACTGTATCAATATCATTTCTTTTACCAAATACTTCACCTCCGTTATATTTTTTATCAACTTGTCCAGGCTTTCCTAAATTATCAAAATCAAATAAGTTAAATGTAACTGCATCTGCTACTCCTAAAAGATTTGATCCTATATTTCTGTCTCCCATTGCAGATCCAACAGCATATGATCCTAATGAAGCTAATCCAAGTCCAAGAGCTCCTGATTTTGATATTTCCTCTCGAATATCTTTAACAGATTCTTTTAATCTATTTTTGACTTGATCTGACAAACTTTCTTCTTTTAATTCATCAATACCTTTCTTATCTTCTTTTTTACTTTCAAGAGTTTTTTGTTTTTTATCCTCTGCAGCGAACACTTCTTTTTCTTTCTGATCAAGAGCTAAACCTCTATCAATTTGGTTTTGAACTATGATATTAGTTACCTGACTTAACTGAGTTTGAATAGGATCAAATGCAGATAAAGTTTGAACTAACCTTGTTAAATCGAGTTGAATTGATTTAAATTGTAATTCTAAGTTATTAGAATTTGTCAAAGCAGTCTGAGCCACCTTATCAATTTCAACAATCTGTTCAAAAAAATTATTGAGAGTTATTTTCTTTTTAGGTTGATCCTCATCCATACTTTTGGACGCCCTCTTGTTGTTGTCGTTTTAGATTTTCTTTGTCAATATAATCTTTAAGAAGAGATAAGTAAATGTCTCTTTCCCAAGGCATCATATTTTCTAGTTCCGTCAAGCTATATTTATGGTATTGCATGAGAGCGAAATTGATACGGAAATAAGATTCAAGATCCTCTCGTGCAATACTTAACCGAAAAAATCGGCTAGACCCTCCAGAACGACACTTCCTTTTTTCTTTGTGTTTGGATTTGTTACCTCTATTGTATGAGATAACTTAGGCATTGTTGCAAAAAATTTCTCTACTAATCGATACTGTTTAGGACT